CCATATAACTTTGATTTCACGTTAAGCATATATGTGCGTAACACTGAAGATGGGACGCAGATTATAGAACAAATTCTCCCATACTTTAATCCAGATTATAATCTAACACTTGATGTTATTGGTTTATCAGATCAAAAAGTCGATGTACCATTTATTTTAAATAACGTAAACTACGATGTTGATGATGTTGGCTCTGGAGAAACAACAAGAGTTCTTATTTGGACACTAACATTTACAGCAAAAGGCTATATGTATGGTCCAATTCAATCACGAAATATTATTCGCACTGTCACGGCAAACACTTTCAATACTCTTACAAATGAAGATCAAAGAACAATTACACTAGCCAATACTGGTGGCAGCGGAACATTTAAAATTGGCGAATTGGTTTATCAAGGACCTCAATTGAGTTCCGCAAATGCAACTGCATTCGTTGAAGCGTGGGATTCAGATTCATTCAGATTATCTGTTACAGATGTCAATGGCATTTTAAAGACTGGCAGATTTATAACTGGTGCAATATCTAATGCATCTTATAACGTAGCAAGTCTTGGTGCTGGCGATCTTCAATTATCTAAGATTCAAATTACTCCAAACCCTGTAACAGCGAATGCAAATACTGCATTTGGCTTTGATGAACTGGTTCAAGAATTTCCTAACATAGTGTGATTTATGAGTGACGTAGATAATAAATTAAGTGACATACTAAACACTGATTATGTTCCTGTCGTGAGCGAGGGCAATAAAAGTGTTACTATTCATGAGCCAGACAGATCAGCTGATAATCCTGACGCTGACTATTCTCGGGCTAATTATTACAATCTTATCGAAAAGGGTAATGAGGCTTTGGACGGCATTCTTGAAGTGGCGAGAGAATCGCAGCACCCAAGAGCGTATGAAGTAGCAGCAAACATGATCAAGAATCTCTCTGATGTCACAGAGAAATTAATGATCCTTCAAAAGCAACAAAAAGATTTGATACCAAAAGAACAACAAGCAGCAAGTCCAACTAATATCAACGTTGACAAAGCAGTATTTGTTGGCTCAACTACAGAATTATTGAAGCAACTAAAGAATGAGTCTGGTAAATAAAGTCAAGAATTATCTTGGCAACCCTCGCTTAAAGCGAGTCAATATGACGATGAGTCTGACCGAAGATCAGGTCAGAGAATACGTCAAGTGCGCACAAGATCCAGTTTATTTCATTGAGAACTATGTCAAGGTCGTCATGCTTGACCGAGGCTTTGTTCAAATTGATCTTTATCCATTTCAGCGAGATGCGATTGAAAAGTTCAATAAAAATCGTCAGATCATTGTAAAAGCAGGTCGTCAGGTCGGTAAGACCACGATGGTTGTTGGCTACATTCTTTGGTATGTACTCTTCAATCAAGATAAGACTGTCGCGATTCTTGCAAACAAAGCCAGTACGTCACGTGAAATTCTATCTCGTATTAAACTTGCTTACGAAGCATTGCCGCATTGGATTCAGCAGGGTGTCAAAACTTGGAACAAAGGCGACATTGAATTAGAAAACGGATGTCGTATTCTTGCTAACTCAACAGCATCAAGCGCGATTCGTGGTTTCTCCATCTCGCTTCTATATCTTGACGAGTTTGCATTCGTTCCGACGAATATCGCTGATGAATTCTTCACGTCTGTTTATCCAACCATTTCTTCTGGTAAAGAATCTAAGATTCTAATTTCTTCGACGCCGAATGGTATGAATCACTTCTACAAAATGTGGAATGATGCTGTCGAAGGAAACAATGGCTTCACTTATATTTCTGCAAACTGGCGCGAAGTTCCAGGTCGCGATCAAGCATGGGCTGATGAGCAGTTCCGTGTTCTTGGTGAACAGAAGTTTATGCAAGAAATGGAATGCGAATTCCTAGGTTCATCGGGAACATTGATCGGTGCAGCTGCCCTTAAAGCAATGTCATTTGTGAAACCTATTGCAAATACTGGCATCGAGAATTTGAAAATCTACGAGGAAGTAAAACCCGATCACATATACTTCATGTGCGTTGATACTTCTCGAGGTAAAGGTTTAGATTATTCAGCCTTTACTGTAATTGACTCTACGGCTCTGCCTTATAAGGTTGTGGCGACTTATAAAGATAACGACATTAGCCCCTCAGTCTATCCTGCGGTGCTTAAACAGGTCGGAACTTATTATAACAATGCATTACAGCTGATCGAAACCAATGATAATGGTCAGCAAATTTCGGATATTCTTTTTGAAGATTATGAATATGAGAATATTCTCTCGACGGTAGAACACGGTAAATCTAAACTCAATAAAAAACTCTTGGTCAACTTTGGATATGGTCAAAAGAGCGGTCGAGGCATTCGAACAACCAAGTCTGTGAAACGATTAGGATGTAGTCTACTCAAAAATTTGATCGAACGTCAGCAATTAATTATTCAAGACTATGATATTATCTCTGAACTCTCAACTTTCGTCAGCAACGGAGTGAGTTTCGAAGCTGAAGAAGGAAGTCACGACGATCTGGTTATGTGTCTTGTTCTTTTTGCATGGCTTACGAACCAAAAATTCTTTACCGATATGACAAATGTCGAGGTTAGAAGAAAAATCAACGAAGATCATCTAAAAATGATTGAAGAAGAATCAATTGGGGATGCGATACTTGCAGGACATTTAGATATAGATAATGCAAGGGGCAGGTCTTTTATTGAAGATGGTGCTGTTTGGACTGAAGTCGACCGTTAAAAACCCCAAAATACTAAATAATTCGTAGATTTCTTATCCTCCAAGACAGGAGCAAAAACATGGCTTTTCTAGTATCTCCAGGCGTGAATGTTTCGGAAATTGATGCAACAACAGTTGTCCCATCAGTTTCTACGTCCACTGGCGCTGTTGCTGGCGCATTTCAGTGGGGTCCAATCGACGTTGCTCGTCTCGTTTCATCCGAAGATGAACTTGTGCAAGTTTTCGGTAAGCCAGACTCAACGACTGCGCTAACCTTCTTCACTGCAGCAAACTTCCTTTCATATAGCAACAGCTTGTATGTTTCTCGTGCCGACAGTGCCTCATACGCTACTGCCGTTGCAAACGTTGCAAACGCTGCAATCTCGTTGCATATTCGTAACGAAGATCATTACTTCTTATCATATTACGATGCTGCAACTGCAACTGGTGATACTGCTTATGCAGCTCGCTACGTTGGTGCTCTTGGCAACTCATTGAAGGTTGCATGGTGCGGCGATCCAGATGCGTTTGCTGCATGGGCATATGCTCCATACTTTGATCGTAAGCCTGGAACATCAGCTTGGATTGCTACAAAGTTCCCTGCTGTCGCAACAACTGCAAATGACGAACTTCATATTGCTGTTATCGACGAAGATGGCTTGATCACTGGCACACCAAACACTGTCATCGAAAGATTTGCAAATCTATCAAAATCAACAAATGCTCTTGGTGAAAGCGGTGAGAAGTTGTACTATCGCGATGTGTTGTTTAACACTTCAAAATATATCTATGCAATTAATACAGCCTCCTCAACATGGGGTCGCGATGCTAACGCAACGCACACTTATGCAACCAGTTCAAATAACGGTATTTCGTTTGTTGCTGGTGCTGACGGCACTCCAACAGATGGTAACGTTCAAACTGGTTATGCTCAGTTTGCTTCTGCTGATAACGTTGACATTAGCCTCGTAATGTCTGGTGGTGGAAACTCAACTGTTTCTGCAAACGTAATTAGCCTTGCTGGTGGTCGCCGCGACTGTGTTGCGTTTGTTTCACCTGCTCTTGCAAACGTTCAGGCTGCTGACCCAACAACTGCAATCGTCAACTATCGTAACAATGCTCTCGCAAACGTTTCGAATTCATTCGCAGTAATGGATAGCAACTGGAAGTATCAATATGACAAGTATAACGACACCTATCGTTGGATTCCATGTAATGGTGACGTTGCTGGTCTCTGCGCTCGTACCGACCAAGATCGTGATCCATGGTTCTCACCAGCTGGATTCAATCGCGGTCAGTTGAAGAACGTCGTCAAGTTGGCATTTAATCCAAACCAAGCACAGCGTGATACGTTGTACAAGGCTGGTGTAAATCCAATCGTTTCGTTCCCTGGCGAAGGCACTGTTCTCTTTGGAGACAAGACACTTCTAAGCAAGCCAAGTGCGTTTGATCGTATCAATGTACGTCGCTTGTTTATCGTTCTTGAAAAAGCAATCGCACGTGCTGCGAAGGCTCAGTTGTTCGAGTTCAATGATGAATTCACAAGAGCACAGTTTGTCAACCTAGTTGAACCATTCTTGCGTCTTGTTCAAGGTCGTCGCGGTATCTATGACTTCCGTGTTGTTTGTGATGAAACAAACAATACTTCAGAAGTTGTTGATCGTAACGAGTTTGTTGGCGACATCTATATCAAGCCAGCCAAGTCAATCAACTTTATCCAGTTGAACTTCGTGG